CTCAGATCTTCCACACTGGAAGGATCCGGAACCTCATCCGCTTTTGCGTACCAGTAATCAAAATCAGATTCGATCTCTTCCTGGGTTACTTCGCCCTGGTAATGGAACTGGACCTCCTCGCACTCCCACACCTTGTACTTATTCTTTTTCCCATCCTGGATGTCCTCTTTATCCACCAGCTCAATGTTTTTGCGCATGATAACATCTGTTCCGGAAAACACCGGATAGACCTCAGCTGCTGAGGGCTGTGATAAGTAAGATTCTCTTCTCATTTTCTACTTCCTTTCCGTGCTTGCTTGCGCTATATGAACACATTTTAAATAGCTTATCAAAGCAATATTTCTCTCGAAATTTCAAACTGTTGCTATGCTTTACCCAGCCTTTGTATGCTGCAATCCGGCATGCTCTCCACCATGGGATAAATCCTTTTACTTTTAAGTCTTCCCAGGCCCTGAGAACTTGTCTCCGGATTCTCCGGAATACTCTTCCACGAATGATCGTGTATTTTCTCCGGACTACATAACCCATCATATCGACTCCTGGAGTTCTTTTCTTGCTGCCGTTCTTTCTCTCGATCAGATTCTTCTCCTCTTCCTCCAAGGATGCGATGTGGTAAAACTGCCAGACTTTCTTTATGGTCAGCCCCAGTTTATCCTGCGCCCATACAGTGGCTTTCTTCATGGCCTTTTTCAACTTAGAAAGATCGCCATAGATTGAGAAATCGTCCGCATAGCATACAATCGCATATACGAGCCGATGTCGCTTTTCCCGGCGAATCTGAGCTTGCTCGTAAAGGAACCGGAGCACATAGGACATCACGTAGTTGAAAAGCCACGCCGGAAGATACCCGCCGATACACAAATGGTTCCCGGGATAGTTGCTCATAAGAGCTCCCAGGAACCACAAAAGAACCTTATTCTTTCCGACATCCCGCCGGAGCATATTCATAGTCAGACCTACAGTTACCGACGGATAAGCTTTCTGGACATCGCCTTTAATAACCGAAACTTTCCCACGGAATTTCTTCCGCAGGAGCCGTTCGATTTTTCTTTTCCCGGCAACGCCGCCCTTCTTCGGGATGCTCCCGTACTGGACAGGCAGAAGTTTTGCCCGAAATAGTGGCATCAGGGCATATACTGCGATATACTCAAAAACCTGCTGTTCTGGACTTTCCTGGCAAATATCGCGGAGCTTATGGGTTAGGCCATCTACCCGCTGGAATTGCCGGATAGGTTTCAAATTCAGCTCGCGATTGATGATTCTTTGTGTCAGGATTTTTGCAACTGCACTTTCTGCAGCCATCGTCCGTTCCAGATTCTTATTGAGCCGGTCTTCTGCAAGCTCTTTCTTTGTGATTGTTCCGGTTCTGCAAAGCAGTCTTTGAAAATCGTTTCGGCTCCTTTTGTTTCGAAAACATTCAAAAACCGCCTTTTCATTTTGCTTCCAGTCCTCTACATCTATTTGAGCCGGTTTGCAATACGTTTTCATTCGTTTTGCAACCTCCTTATAATCATCTGGTTACTGCCGTGACTTTCCCTTTCGGTACTAGCCTCGTTGGTTTCAAGTTATTTTCGCGCATAAGCGCGGATTATACGGTGCAATGATTTTTGTTGCAGTGCAGAAACCATCACTGTACCAGTTGCTCCGAGGGAGCCGTTCCAATTCGCGTTACCGACCGAATTGTTCGAATTGCGGCACGCGAGCCCGTCATTGCCGCCGTCGTTCAGGTTGCCGAACACCCACGGAGAGCGAACGCCAGACGCGGCGGGATTGCAGTTGAAGCCAGCCCCAACACACCGTATAACCCTAAAATTTAATTTATTGCATTTGCAAATACAACAATGGGGCTGACTGCCCCTCTTGCTGCGCAATTCACCCCGTTTTTAACCCTCACTACCAGGTGCTCCGAGGGAGCCGCTCCAACTCGCGGTACCGACCGAAATGCCCGAAAAGCGGCACGCGAGCCCGGCATAGCCGCCGTCGAACAGGGTGCCGAACACCCACGGAGAGCGAACGCCAGACGCGGCGGGACCGCAGTAGAAGCCAACCCCAACGCCAACACCGCTACCACTTGCATTTGCAGTTTCAGGCCACAGCACATCGTCATCAATGATGTTATCTGTAATGTACTTCCACTGGTTTCCCTGAGTCGCCGGGAAGACAAGATGCGCCCCGATAATTTTTTTATAATTATCGTTGATCGCGGATCCTGCTTTCGACTGGTCGTAGCATTTGTAGCAATCAAACGTATAATTTCCGTCCGCATCCTTTCCCCACTGCCACAGCTCATCACTCAAGATCATATAGGATCCATTCATGAACTCGACACCCTGAATCATTCCAGGCTCTTTTCCAGATGCCGGGTTATATCGGCTTCCGTCTCGGCCGAGAACATTATCGTTCCAGCCAGAATAGTACGGTGAGGTTGAAAGATAGCTGCTGCCCGCGGTTGTATCAAAAGTTACGCCGCCATTATCCACATAGACTGCCGAATATTCTTTTTCGTCGATCGTTACCTTCTCGATCGCCGTGATCAGCTTGCCATCAAACACGGAATAATTGCTTGCGGTATTTCGATCGGTTCCGCTCTGGATTCCGAGCATTACTGCGGATCCAACAAACAGGTTTGCCGCCTGAGCCGTGGTCAGGATCACTCGTTCTACGCCTGTTTCGCTGACCGCCGCGGTGTACTGGAAATTATAAGACGAGCAGCCCTCGATCTTTCCGGAATTTCCTTTCCGCCCGTATTTCAGGCGTACCATCGCATCGAGAAATTTTGGAAGGGATCCAGAAGCTCCGCTGTACTGTGCTCCTCTGGCTCTCCACTTCGAAATTCCAGTGGAATGCGTTATTCTGTTAATCGGCTTCAGACCGGTTCCGCAGGTGATTCTGCCATCTGATCCGATTCCAGCATAGTATTTCGGATGCGCCATGTATTCATGGACTTTTCCGGTTCTGTCCGTACCCTCCGGCCATCTTTTGTATCCCGGCGCCGGATGACAACGTGTTTTCAGATATTTGTAGTCTGCATCCTGCCATTCTCTCTTCCAGGTGTTTTTCTGCAATACCCAGCAGAGATATTCACCGGATCGTACATCTCCTGTACTGTCGATGTGCTCCACATAGTGGATCTCATGGGAACCATCTGCTTTTTTCTCTGCTGCAACCTCAAGACACCAGAACTGCGGAAAGTGTGCAAAAGGATCGGATCCGGCTGTTGTTTCTGTGGATGGTGTGCATACAAGCCCGGTAGAGTCATCCGTCAGCTCCCCGATCATGCTTGTGCTCTTGGCATACCGCGGTGTAGTTACGCCGTGTACCCGGCTGTCCTCCAGGACATTCCCAAACCATCTTTCCAGCATATCAGACTTGGAATATAATTCTGGGATATACTGATATTTCCACCATTCAGCAAAAAGAGCGTCCACCTCCGCTTTTGAAGTGGCCGCCGCTACTTTTTCTTTGTACTGGACATCTGTGGCTCCGGCCATCTGGCTGTTCTGAACCTGAACCAATTTCTGCATGGTTGTGTCACGCGGGAAATTAACTACCTGCGAATTTTCGTTACTCATTAGATACCTCCTATGCTGTTAATATAACGGCATCCAATCCGCCGTCTTCCGAATTGATCCGGAAAGCGATGGTGTTTGCCTGGTTGACAAGTAGATCTGTTGCTTCTTTTGCTTTGGCGATCGCGGCGGCCGTGTTGGTCTGGCGATCCTTTTCATTCTGGATTCGGGTTGCCTCGTTTTGAGAGCGTGTCGTTTCGTTAGATGCCCGTGTCATTTCAGCCTGATTCCGTGCTGTTTCAGCCTTAACACGTGCCGTTTCGGCGCTTACCCGTTCCGTTTCGGCATTTTTTCGTGCCGTTTCAGCCTGTGAACGTATTGATTCAGCATCGTTCGCAGCTTTGGTAGCGCTTGCAGCTTTTCCAGCTTCCGTGTTGGCTGTGCTGGCTGCCTGGTTCGCGGAAGACGCGGCCGAATTTGCCGCCGCTACGGATGCCTGGATATCGGAATTGACCTGTTTTGCTGAATCAACAACTTTCTGCAATGCGGTTTCCTGAGATTTTGCATTCGAGGTTGCCTTTTCGGTTGCAGTCTGCTGAGTCTTAGCACTCTGTGTCGCTCCCTCCGTAGCGGTCTGCTGGGTCTTAGAATTTCTTGTGGCAGTTTCTGTCGCAGTCTGCTGGGCCTTTGCATTCGCAGATGCAGTAGCAAGATTTTTGATTGATTCTTTTACCTCTGCGGACTTTGTGTTGATATCCTCAACCTGTTTTTTCATTGTAGCCGCAGACTGTGCAACCTCGGTTTTGATATCGTTATAGCTTTCGTTTTCATTATGGATTTTCTCCATGCACGAAATAAAAGCCCCGCGGACTTCCTCGCCATAAACCGCGTTCCGTAGCTGTTCTACTTCCTTTGAGATGTCAGCCATCTTTTTTTGCTCCTTTCGTTTCTTTTGGCGTTTCTATTGCTTCTCCTTTCTCCGCTGACTCCGGTTCTGACGGTTTTAATTTTTCCAGCTCAGCAAGCAATCTTGTTCTCTCTTCCTGGAGTTTCTGGATGTCATTATTCGCCAGCGCCAGCATTTCAGCAGCTTTTCTTTCCCGGATGTCCGCCAGGACACCCAGGATAATTCCCTCGGCAAGGTACGCCGGAAGATTTGCCTCCTCCAGCGTACGCGTAACCGATTCATTTACTTTTGCTTTGGTTTTTTCCATGATTTCTGCAAGGTTCATTTCGTTTTTTCCCCCCCCCTAAATATTTTCCTCTATCCACGTGTTAATAAATTTCTTAAGCCATTCAATGTGTGACTGTGCCTCTTCGTCCAGCACCGTCATGCTGCCTTTGTTGTTGTCGCTGGTAGTTCTACCACTATCGGTCATTTCTGTGTATGTAAAGCCCAATCGCTGACCTTGTGCTGCATTCATGACATTAAAACCTGTAATAA